GGAAATGGAATGACCTTTCACGCCTACAAGCGCCTCGATGCGGGGAAGAAGAACGGAACGGCTGTCAAGGAATACATGAGCGAGGAAGCGAAGAAAGCGGATCTGCAAAAGAAACAGCTTGATAAGGCATACAAAATGAGGAAGGTGAAAGCGTGACCCACGATACTTCGCAACTGAATACATACAAGATATATCAAGGGTATGAAATGGATATAAAATCATTAAGAACGAAGATACTGACTACGGAGCGCGCGTTGAACACGTGGGTGACGCGACAAGGGCCGGGGATGGTATCGAGTGTGAACTACGACGGCATACCGGGCGCAAGCATCATCATTCCCGTTGACGTGGTGATGGACAACATCATCCGCTTAACGGCGCAGTTACAAGGGGAGCGATCGGAGCTTGCTATCATTGAAGACGGGTTTTCGGCATTAAAGAAGCAGATCAGGAGAACGGCGGCGGAGCTTGGCGATCTTGAATACAAGGTATTCGTGGCCGGCTGGATCGACGGAAAGCGCATTTTGGAAATAGCGCAGGAGTGTGGTTACAGCATACCGCACATCAAAACGGTGAAGCGACACATCTACGAAAAAATGCTTGATCCGGCATCATAATACTTTCTTAATACCGCATAAAAAAAAGAACGTGATAAAATACTATTGTAGAACATTGTCGAAAGGCAGTGTTCTTTTGTTTCTTCCTTTCTTTCTCCTTTCTCGTTCCATGTTTCACCCTCCTCCGGTATAGCATATAGACCTTCGGCAAGTCTTTTGTGCTATACTCATAATCTATATACTCAGATATGTATTTTAGTATTTGTGTATGTTTATATATATATATCTTATTCTGATATTATAAAGGCGTTTGATATTTAGCTTCAAGCATCAAGCATCAAGCACTAAAAAGCATCGGGCGGTCGCTTGGCATCCAAAGCAATCGCCTTTTTGTTTGCAGCGTTTATATCAAGACGCATTATGTTGAGAAGGTGTAGGGGCGGTAAGGTATGGTCGCTGAAAAAAAACCGAATGATACCGATAATACCGCTTTTGAATCGGCTTCTGGCCTTACATTTAGGCAAAAGCGGTTTGCAGAATATTACATCGTTTATGGCAACAAGGCAGAGGCCGCAAGGTTAGCGGGATTTTCCAAGCGTTCGGCCCGTGAAATTGGGGCGCATCTATTCGCAAACAGCAACGTCCGCGCATATATTGACGACCTTGTGAGGAATCGTGACACCGACGTGATGATGTCTATTGCCGAAGCCAAGCAACGCATCACATCGGCTGCACGCGGCGAGATGATGGAAGACGTGATCGTCATGACGTCAAGGCGCGACACCAAAGGCGGGCATTCAGTAACGGTCACTGAACCAATGATTATTCAGAAGCATATATCGGCGCGCGATCAGCTTGAATCGTTCAAGCGTTATATCGAATTGCTATCAGTCAACGAAATCAACACAAGCGCCAACGACAACAAGTCAACCGACGACAAACTGCTCGACGAATTGAGAAAGCGCAAGATTATCATTACTATTCCAGAAGGCGTCATATTCGAGGAAGACAAAGATGCTGACATCGCGGAATAATCAGGTCACACTGTCGCCGTCTTTGCCGGAAATCATCTATACGCCTAAATTGCTTAACTTCCTCACTTTGGCGCTCGACCCTACCACGCGCTGTATTACGCTTGAAGGCACCATTCGTTCGATTAAGACGGTGAGCGCGGTAGAGGCATTTCATCTCTTGGTTCAGCGCCAGACTTGCCCGCTTGCATTGATGGCGGCCGAAGACAATGACGCTATCATGGACAAACTGTTGCGTGCCGAACGTGGTTTGCTGACGCTTTGGCCCGATAAGTATAAACTTGACAAAGAGGAAATCGGCGGGTTCTTCGTCCGGGCAAAAACATCACACGGCGAAGTTAAGATTCTTCTATGCGGTTACTCGGACAAATCCAAGTGGGAAAAGATACTTGGTAAAGAAATCGAAACCATCATGATCGACGAGGTCAACACGGCTGACCCGCAATTCGTCAGTGAAGCGTTCGGGCGGCAATCATCCACAGATCACCCAGTCATGATCTTCACACTCAACGGCGACGATCCGCAGCATTGGGTATATCAAGAACGCATCAACAAGTCGCTTATCATCGGCGATTGTCCGGCATCCACCAAGATCGAGATGGACGCAGCCGAGTTCAAGAAACGCGGCTACTACTATACATGGTGGTCATTCACAGATAACCCGAAATTGACCGATAAACAACGCACAGAGATTCGGCACGAATTTCCACGCGGCAGTTACTATCACAAGACGCGGGTGCTTGGCGAGCGCGGCAAGTGGGGGCAACTCATCTATGCCGACTACATGAGCATACCGAAGAACTACCGCAATCTATACATCAATGACCCAAAGAGCGGCAAGCGCGTTCTCGATCCCAAGTTGGGCATATGCAAGTATGCAATCGGGTGCGACATCGCCGAGAACAAGGCGAGCAACGTCTATGCTTTGGGCGGGTTTGACGACAAGCACAGCAACGTTTATATCCTTGACCTTATGGTTTTCAAATCATCGGGCGATAGCGGCACGACAGGCTATGTCAAGAAAACGCAGATGCTCAAAGCGTTTTTATCCAAACATCAGGCGATCATTCCGCAAATCGAATATATCGCGGTTGACAGCGCGGAAGGCAACTACATCAACGACTTAAAGGGGCAGGCCCCGTCAATGGGTTTGCAAAGCGGCAGGGTCATCGCGTCCTATAAGGCGACCATTCTCAAACGCATCAATCTTAACCAACTGCTTTTCAACAAAGGCAACATCGTATTTGACTTATCATGTTTGCTTGGCTATCAGGCGTATCAAAGCTCGACGTGGACGAAAGGCAAAGAGGGCGCCGAGCGCGACGACCCCGGCAACAATCAAGCCGTTGACATTATGGACGCGATCGAGTATCTGGAAACCAAGTATATGGCCGCCTTATCAAGAGGGCAGATCAAAGGCGAAACGGGGGCGGCATCATGAGCATCTTCACCAAGATTAACAACTATTTCACGGTCAAGAGAATAAACCGATTGGAGCGCGACCTGCACATGCTGGAAAACCGCATCAAGTTTGAACCCAAATATTCAAAGATCGCATCGAGCATCTTCACGTCAGATAAATTCACGCGAAAGATGACCGAGTATTTCGTGTGGTATAACGGCGATGTGTCTGTCATCCGCGACTTCTTCATGAACGAAGGCCATCTATCCGGCACAGGCGCATCGCAAGAACCTGACAGCAATCTCTTTTGGGAAACGGCACCGAGCGATTACCGCTTCATGCACGCCGGCATCCCCGCATTGATCGCGTCCAAGATGGCAACGATCCTGTTCGGCAAAGGTTTCACCTACGACATGGACGTGTTCAAAGACGATGGCACAGCGAACGAGGCGGAATCAACAGCGGCGCACAAAGCATCTGAACCCGTCATTGATGCGCTCAACCTCAATCAACTGCTCATCAAGGGCGCGGCCTCTGCATCATGGGGCGGGCATGTCTTTCTCAAACTGAACTATGACACGGCATTGTCGGTTCATCCGATTCTCGAAGTTGTGGACATCCGCAACGGCGAGGAAATCAAGAAGCGCGGCATCACGCAAAGCTTCGTATTTCACTCCTATTTCAAACACAAGATCAGCGACAGCAAGTCTATCGAATATCGGCTTGACGAAATATACAGAACGCTCACCGACAACGATATGACGCGCGCCTTGATGGAGGGCGAGAAACGGGCGGACGGCGAAAAGGGCGACGCGGTCATTGAGTATCGCTTGTATGAACTGACTGAAAAAGGCGATACCGTCGAGGTCGAACTTAATGAAATCGACGAAACGGCGGACATCGAGAAACCGTTGATCGTGTTCAAGGACTTGAAGGGGCTTCTGGCGTTCGGCGTTCCGAACCGTTTGCCCAACAACGATTTCATTGACAGCCCATACGGCGCCAGCGACTATGCACACAGCACCACGGCATTCGATGCACTTGATGAAGTCACGTCGGAACTCGCAAGAGAAACGCGCGACAACAAGTCCATCCGCATCTGGCCGTCGGATATGCTACCGAAAACATCAACAGGCAGACTGCTTGGCCCGGATGCTTATATGCGCAATATAGTTAGCTACGAAAAAGACCCCAGCGAAAACGCAAAGAATCCGATTGAAGTGCAAACCATCGCGGACAAGACGGAATCACTCATCACGAAATACAAGCAGGCAATAGCATCGGCTTGCAACAACGCGGGCATCTCACCGCTTGCGCTTGGCATCACCGGGCTTGAAGCAGTCAATTCCGGCGAGAACAGCCAACGCGAGAGAAACAAGGCAACGCTGGAAACGCGGAACTTGAAGTTGCAGATATGGCAACCCATCATCGAGCAGGTTATACGCAGGGCGCTCGGCCTTGATACTTGGATGAAAGACAACGTCGAAGGCGTTGAGCGCGAAAAAGGAACAA